CTGGGTGTTTTTTAATTTTTAGTTTTAAAGAGTCTCTTAAATCAGATATAAAGGGAGCTATTTCTTTGCTTCCTTTTTGTCCAAAATTAAACAAAGCATTTTCTACAGCTCTCTTTCGTTGCATAGATACTGCGTTTTCTTCAAAATGACCAACGTTTAGAAACTCAGAAGAATTAATTTCTTCTATTTTGTTGGATCTGTTGCTATTTAATTTTTTAATCTGGACATTTAATTTTTTAACTAAGTTCTTTTGAGCTATCTGCTTAATTCTTCTAAAATGTCCAAAAACGTTCCGGCTTCCTTTGTCCTTCTTTACTGCCAGTAGTACTATAAAACTATTAGGCGTCTCTTTAAATTCTTCTGTGAAAAAAATCTTTCTAGTACTCGCATTAAAATTCTCTGGTTTTAGACGCTGTTTCAGGTACTCGAACATTCTATCGCACTCTTCATCTACTATTGTTTCGATACTGGCAGGTAGCTTAGAAAAACCACCTCTTCTAAGAGTGAGTTCTTCTTTTACTTGAGTACGTAATTCCTGCCTATCTAAAGAAATAGAATGCACCTTTTTATCAGATACTAGATCTCTATAAGCCGCAGAGTTTCTCTCGAGATCTGCTTCCAGTTTTTTTAGTATCTGTTTTAGGTCTTTCTGTGCCATTAGAAATTCTTATATAAGTCTAAAACTCTCTTAATGTGATCTGGAAAAGCGACATTATCTCTCTGACTGCTAGAGGTTTGGTTTTGAATTGTTGCGCCACCTAGCGTTCTTCGTTCTTTATGCTCATCTTTAAGATAGTACGTGATTAAATCAATTACTGCTAGTCTTAAATCTGCAGGGCATGTCTCGTACCCTGCTTTATAAACTACTTCTACAGAGGCAGGGCCGTGTGGCCAAAACATATAGCCACCCTGATTTGTTCTTAAAATACTATCGGTACTGTAATCAAAGTAGTATTGATAATCGGTTGTTGTTAGTGTTTCATAAGAAGAATCATAAGAAGATCTTTCTTTTACACTTACTACTGTATTAACAGGAGTTTCTGTTAACTGAACCGCATATGTGTTCCAAGTAATATTAAAAGTTTCGGTCTTGTTAGTGGCGAAGTAGTCTACTAAACTATTCCCACAATAGGTTTTTACTAATTGACTCACGGATGGAATTAAAGAGCTTAGTCTCAAATCTTCTTTTGGAGACTGAATTCCCTCTGATTCTTTATACTCTGCTAATGTAATTAAATTTGCCATAAGTCCATTAATAAAAACCTTGGGGAAGGAAACCCTTCCCCTCAGTCTCTAGCTGTTATTAAGCTACTGAATCGATCTTGACGCAAGGCTGATCTGAGCCTGCACCGGCGACGATTTCGTTGAAGCCCAAAGATTGGCTAGCAACGATTACGCGACGCTGATTCAATACTTCGTAATCCTGCTCGACGGTTACACCGCGGAGTCGTGGAGCTACGTAGTTTCGTGCGTATACTGCGAAGGCTACTGGTACACCAGCGCCTTCTGCGGCGAACTCTTCAGAAACGATTACTGGAGAGCCGAAAACAGCTCCAACAGTACCCGTTACTTTGATAGCCAGTTCAGTACCGACTTCGTCTAAGCTTTGGAAAGCTGAATCGCTTAACAAATCATAGTACATTTTTTGACTGACGACGAAAGTAACGTCAGAAGGGTTCAAGCCGTACTTACCCATTTCCTTACGAGCATTTAACAAGTCAGCACCAGTCATGGTGTTGAAAGAAGTACCCGCAGCTCCGTTACCAGAGATATCGTGAGTAATAGCAGAAGCTGCACCGTGTCCATCAAGACCCGAAATAGTACCGTTACCTAAAAGGAAGGCCGATTCTACAGCGCGCCCGTGTGCACGTGCTACACCTTCAACCAACATAGGCATCAAGTTAATAAGAGTTTGCTCATCAACTTCGTTGTCCATAAAGGTGGTTGAGATCAAACGATAAGCATTCAAGATAACTTGCTTAGGCTGATACGTAGAGTTGGTTGCGCCTCGGTTCTCTAAAGTACCTGCACGCTCAGTTGCACCTGCGCCGCTTGCCCATGATGCTGGTTCCACATCTACCTGGATAGGAAGAACTGTAGACTTACCATTAACAGGGATTTCGCGGAACAAACGAGCTACTTTCAACTCATTCATGATTTCTTTCTCGATTAAACGAGAAACTTCTTGGTCAATATCGCCAGCATTAGTTGCATAGTCGATACCAGCTTTTTGTTGAAGATCTTGCGCAAAAGAAGTATTCCAACCCTTTTGAGTCATAACACCCAACATGTGAGCTTTCAAGAAATCTTGGCCCCACTTGCTGACGTCAGATTTTTCAGCACGATCAGCGAATACTCGCTTAGACTCACGCATCTTCTGAATTTCTTCAGATTTCTCTTCAAGATCTTTCTTGTATTGAGCGAGAACTTCACCCATATCAGCATCTTTAGCAGAAAGTTTTTCTTGCATATCGCTAAGAAGCTTCTCAGCCCCTGACTCTACACCAGTTCTAATTGCTGATTTAACTTCTTCAGCTTGAAGAGTTTTAGCTTCTGCGTCTGCAGCGGCTTTTTCTTCGGCTTCTTGTACAGCTTTAACTTCAGCTGCTTTTTGCTCGGCTTGCTTCATTGCAATCTTTGCAGCAGTTTCCTCTGCTACCTTCTTAGCAAAAGCTTCCAAGTCGACTTCGGGAGTATTAATTCCTTCCGACATATTAGTCTCCTTTTGGGCAATAGCCCCATCCTGTGCGTCACTAGCTAGTAATGATTTTTCATCCTTAGCCAGAGACGGCTCGGCTAGTTCAACACTATTTATGAAAGTTTTTTTGAATTCTTCGTACTCAGATATCGAGTCAAAAGACTTCGCCAGAGAGAAAGTGGCTGCTTGATTGCAAGGAACGGATACTACCGATACTTCAAACAACTCAGCGTCCTTAATCTTTAGTCCGTCGGTTTCCGTGATATAATCAGCATCCTTGACTCGGAAACCAACAGAAAAAGCCCCAAGGATACCTTCTTTGACTAGTTCACAAACATTAGCGGGTGCAGACTTGCTAATCTTTGCTTCTAACTCCAGACCATTCTCTGTTATTTTGAGGCCTGTAGCTCGACCAATAGGTCGATCATAATCGTGATTGAAAAGAATAATTGGATTCTTTTCAAAGTTTTTCAAGCCGCCCTTTGCCCATGCTTCACTAGAGATAGAATCTCCTGCACGATCAAAATCAGCGGTACTTGCCATACCGCGAATCATTACTGATCCGTCATCTATGGAGTGTGTCTTAAAAGTAGACGTTAAATTAAAAATTTTATCCATATTACTTCTCGTCTGTGCTCTGTACTGCTGGAGCAGGCTTTGGCTTTGGAGCAGCTTTAGGAGCAGGCTTTGGCTTGGGCGCGGGAGGAGGGGGAGGATTCTCCGCCTTCTTAATCTCTGCCCATACTGTCGGAAGACTTCCTTCAAGTGTTTGAAGTAGTCTAGACCAACTACCAAAATGGTTGAGGGCCATACCGGAACGAATAGGAACCTCGTTTCCAAGCTGGTCATAATCATGCTTTTCAAGAACTTTTCCTTTTTCAAGCATAAACATTCCAACTGCTTCTAAAATCTGGTTTCTTACTCGTAATCTAGCCATCGGTGTCATCTCCTTCTACTGGTCTACCGCCTTCATCTGGGTTTGCGGCGCTACCTGCAATGTTTGCAGGTACTCGAAGATCATCATAACCTTCTACTGGGTCAAACCCTAAATGGTCCCTGGCTTCATTTGGAGTGATAACTCCAGCATTTACTAATGAAGTATAATACTGGGATTGATCTCTTAACTCCGGCTGAAGCGCAGGAATATCTGTAACGTCTTCATTTAATTCAAAACCAAAGAACCTTTCAAATGCAAAGTTCATCTTACGAACAATAGGTAAGACAGTCTCTAAGTAGTACATTCGCATATTTGGGCGGATGTTTGCATTATTTCCAGAGTCCAACATAATAGGTGGTATGCCAAGTGCTTTTAATATAATTTTTTCATTCTCTGAAATGGCACTCTGAAAGTCTAGTTCTTTAAAGTTCACGTTTGCAAAAGAGTCAATCTCTATTCCACCATCTAGAATAAGAGGACGTCTTCCGCCTGCATCTGGTTTGTAACGAATGCTCCAGGATTGTAACATCCTTTCTTTAATTTTCTCTGATAAAGTATTTGGGCTTTTGAGTACTAATCCTGGAACGGCTCCGTTCTTAAAGAAGTTATCTTGAAAATCCCTCATTCTT